TCTCGGCCACCTGCTGGGCGGCCTCGTTCTGCTCCCTCTTGGCGGTTTGCTGTTTCTGCTTCTCAAACTGAACACCCAATGTGTTCATGAGGCCAGCAGCGGCCTGAGACTTAGCCCTCTTTGCAGCGGCTAGGTTGTTAATAGATGGTGCCAATGCGGCGAGTGCCGTTGGCGAGTTTCTTCCTGAAAATGTAGCCATATTTATTATCCTCCAAGTGGAAAGCGGTATTGGTCGCCTTGTTGAAATTGCTGCATAAATGGTGGGGTTCCATATTGTGGTTGGAGTCCCGCATATGGTCCTCCACGGAACGCACTAGCTCCTGCCGACAAAATGCTTCCCAATACATCAAACCTTCCAGCTTTTCCAGCTTCTTGGAGGGCTTGTTGATCTAAACCAAATTGGCGTTCACCAGCTTCCAGTCCAAAGATGTCTGTTGGGCTAGGTGTCCCCGCAGCAGCTTGTCTTCCAATATCTCCAGCCAATGCCAGACCCGGTCCGAGATCCGCAGATCCAATAGCAGCTTGGGTGAATGGAGACATAGCGTATGCTTCCTGTTGTCCAATGTTGGAAGTGGTCTGACCAATCCCTAGCAAATCCTGTAGGCTTCTAGAAAATAGTCCGGCATCTTCCGATGCAACATCAGTCACTTCACCCGCAAAGGCCGCAGTGTCTCTTAATCTATCTCCATATCTTGCCCTAGCTTGCTGCTGAACATTTTGTAGTAGGCGTCCAGACAAACCTTTGTCTAGGCGTTCCTGAGCGGTTTCGAAAGCACTCTGTAGACCTGGAAGCACCGTATCCCTCACTTGGCTTAGTCCTTGCATGGGGGCTGTTCCAGCAGCGGTAATATCTGCGTATGTCGCATCTGGACCTAGTCCAAAGACATCGCCCAATGCACCTCGCTGCTGGCTTGATGTTTCTCTAGCAATATCGAAAGCTCCAATGTCGTCGCCTTCCATACCCAACACTTCTTGGGCGTATGCGGTTTGACCAGCACCAGTGACACCTGCCATCTGTTTAGCAAACTCTCCGCCTAGTCCATCGGATCCGCCATACACATTAAAGAAGTCTTGCAAATCTCTCAACGTGCCTTGTGGGGTTCCCGCTTCTGGGTCCGCTTCAGCCATAGAAGACGGTATGATGCGACCCATGGGGTCTAAAGTGTATGTTGGTGTTGTGTTTGTTGTGGTTGGATCGGTCATGTCGTCGTTTCCTGGTTGAAATGGTATAATGGTTTCGTCGTCGTCGCTGTTGCTAATTGCTAATGCTGCACCTCCTGCAAAAATTGGTCCTAGCCCTACGGAAGTATTAGGTAATCCTGGAAAACGAGTTCTTGGACCTCTAGGGTAACTTGGCTGAATGGTATTCTTGATACTTGTGATTTTCTCATCTTCCTCTTCCTCTTTCTGCTTCCTCTTGGCTTCTTCCTCATCGTCAGCGATCTGCTGTCCGGTCGAATAGGCGGGTGTGTTGTCAGTTACGGATGTCCCAGTGGACCCATCATCGCCCAATGAAAAGATACTGTTGGCGCCTTCTGTAGTATTTTCTTCTATATAGTCTAAAGGGCCGCCGTATTCTTTAAAGTAATCAGCAAGCATGTCTCTTGCATCAGATCCAGATACTAAATAATCAGATAATTCAATAGGATTCTCCATGATTTCCATGGTGGGATCTATGATTGGTTTACTCATTACTTTATCCCTCTAGGGTAGCCACTCTAGCCTCCAATGCCTCAATCTTAGCCACAGCCTCTTGCAATGCTGCGGTCAGGAGTGGTACTAGTTTAGATTGGTCCATTGTTTGGTATTTCTCAACCGTTCTAGTACCCACCACTGCTTCAGTAACCACTTGGCCTTCTTCATCGCGAACTTCAGGAGATACTAAAAACTCCTCTTCCTTCATACCGTCCTTTTCACCCTTTACAGCTTCAGGAACTATGGGCTGAACCTCATGGGCCAAAAATCCATCCACAACACGATCTGCATCGTGAGTAAAATTGAACTTGTAAACAGGCATCTGTTTTAGCCTGTCAATCCCATCAGAAACAAGGACTATGTTTTCCTTTATCCTATAATCAGAAGCACTCTGGATGCTAACAGTGGTGGCACTATCGATCTCAATGGTACCAGCTAGGCTAGCTGCTGAAGTTCCACCAGCCGCAGTAGAATAAAATCCGATAAGCGTACCATCGTTTGTATTCCTAGCAAAATGAGCAGCAGTGCTTCCTAGTCGGCTAACGTGTAAAGTGTTTCCGTTGGCTCCTTGGTCTTCAGACATAAGACCATGAGTATCGTTCTGCAACCCCGGAAAAGCTCCCGTGCCAGTAAGGTTGTGGTAAAAATGACCAGCACTAGTAAACTCGGCAAACTCAGTACCATCCTCGGCAAAGTTTATGCCATTACCACCGTCTATTGTGATCGGATAACCATTAGTAGACTTCATTCTAAGTCCTACACTTGCCCGTGTGTCATAAGGTAAATCAACCCTACCGTATATCGTTGAATCGGTATTAAAGGTATAATAAATTGCTCCAGTGGTTCCAGCAGCACCCGATTTGATTTTCAGGTTAGCATCAGTAGCATCAAGCATTGCGTTACCAGCGATTTCCAATTTCTCAGCAGGAGACGCAGTTCCAATACCTACGTTTCCACCATCAGGCTGAAGGGCTAAGACTTGTGCGCCTGTTTCAGCGTTGTTTGTAGACTGAATCGTCGCGTATTGCAAACCTCCGCTTTCATAAAACGAACCAAGAACCAAGCGCTGATCCGTGTTGTCTATGCCAATCTCTGTTCTTGCAGCATTAGCGTCCTTAAAAACAGACAAAGAATGTACAGGAGTTGCAGTTCCAATACCCACTCGGTTATTAGTTGAGTCTACTTTAAGGGTGGTAGTATCTACCGTAACATCCCCCGATATATCTAACTCTGTTGCAGTGATTTTATCATTAAATGTAGCAGCTCCGGCGGCTGACATATCAAGAGTGAGAGCGGTAATAGTAGACCCGCCATCATTGCCAGTAAAAATAATGTCAGCATCACTTGTATTTGCATGAATGGTAAAATCTCCACCACTAACATCTAGCTCTGGAGTGGCGTCCGTATTAAAAACAAACCGCTCTGTCCCAGCATCCTTTATTCTGATTTGCGCGCCATCAGCATCCAGTATAATGTCCCCAGAAGAGTCTATGGTGACATCCGTACCATCATTAGTAATTGTATCTAATGCGATGGAGCCAACATTTGTGATGTTGTTGTCATTGAAGGATGTTGTCCCCAGGCTAATAGTTCCAGTGGCCGTCAGATTGGATGTTCCAATATCTATATTGCCAGCCACCTTTAATTGACCGCTGCCGTTGAGCTGTATCCCGCCACCTGATTCTACTGATCCAGACGCGAATGTTGCGTTATCAACCAAGTTATCTAATTTAGCTGATGTTATTTGTTCGCCATCGACGAAATCTGTTCCTTTAACTAGTATAGCCATTATTCTGCTGTTGCTGGGTTTCTAAATGTTGTAGCTCCTGCCACCTTCAGTGATCTAAATCTTGGTCTTCCAAATGTGGTGTCTAATGTAAATTGTAATCCGTAAGCTCGATTGTTTCCTATCCTTCCCCGAATCGAATAATCTTCTCCTGCTGTTAATTGGTTGCCACCATTAAAACTTGCTAATGTTCCCAGAGAAACATTGCTATCAACATTCTCTGTTTCAACAGATAGGTTTCCATTACTAGCTAGTCCTGGTTCAGATTCTATGTGCAATTCGAAATTGTTCCACTTTTTTCTATCTATGGATTTGAGTGTGTACATTCTAGTGGTAGCTGAAGAAACAATTCTTTGTTCTTTGGCGGTTGACCCTACTTGGGTTACGAACACATCATTACCTCCGTCTTTACCTTCAATTTTGTGAACGCCTCCACTTCTGTTCGTTGTGTACACTGCTCGATCTTGACCCTTTCCGGCTACGGTTAGGTGAGTAAATTCCCATGCATCATCGTTTATAGAATCTATGGATTCCCAATTTTTATTTATAAAATTGTAAATGAGAAGTGTGTTATTGACGATTGAACTTCCAGTTGGAATAGCTATGAAATATCTGTTATCAAAGTATACAGCTACAGCATTCTCTGCATAATCTTTATTTATGTCTTGAACGGTAGCTTCAATGGTTGCTGATATAGGCAGATCTCTTCCACGCAAGTTGTACAGGTCTTGGAAGTCTACACCGTAAATACCGTTGTCTGATAGGAATATCAAGTTGTTCGCTACTTGTACTATACTCTTTCTAGCCAAGCATCCCACTTCATCTGTTATAAGAGTGCTTTTAGCTTCTTTCAATAAAAGACTATTACTTACAATGTGTATGCTGCTGCGATTAAAAACTACCAGTTTGTCTTCGGAAAAAGAATGAAGTCCTACTGTGAAATCGGAGGTTCCTGCATTTAGCCTGAATTGGCCAAACATATAATCGTATGTGTCGCTATCTAATATCTGAGAAAATATAATCTCGTCGTGTATGTTGCGATCGGTAATGGTTGTACCGCTAGTGTTCTCATCCATATCATACCTATACGGTACAACAATTCTCTTCTGGTGGTATGCACCAAATGGGGGAGCTGGCATGTGCGTGTACCCAGCACCTTCTGATGCTTTTTCCAAGAAGGTGGGGGTTGCTGTCAATGTGTCCTTTGATGCGGAGGCGGCGACGCGGCCTATGCTTGCTTTAAGATCATTAGGGTCTGGATCAGTAGGAACGGAGAACGTAAAGCCTTTTTTAATCCCTACAGTGGGAGATCCGCTAGGAGCTTGGCTGCTTAATGTTCCAGATATATAAATTGAAAATGTTGTGGTGCTACCTACTTCGGCTACTATCCTATTGTCATTAATAGAACTATGGTAGTTGGCTATAGTGATTGGATCGCCAACCTTAAGTCCATGAGCCGATGAAGTGGTTAATGTTGCTTTGTTGTATCCAACAAAGGGAGCCGCTCCAGATGTTGTGCTAAGACTTGTTGTAGATATTGCCCTAGGAGTATCGGTGGCAAAAACCTCCTTTACCAAAAACTCAAAACCCTGAACCAACCCAGATCCGCTATCGTCATATCCTGCATCACTTGTTGATCCAATGTCTTCGTTGACACCATTTTGTATAAATATGGAAGTACCTTGGCTAAGTGATCCAGTATCGGATACTACGGTTGCTAGCTGGTTTACTATTTGAAAACTTCCAGCAGCCACGATGATGTCAACAGGTTCTGTGAAAGACCCGTTTGCCACCCTAGTAAAAGCAGGAGTTCCGGTTAGTACACCGTCCCACTCTAACGCCACCTTGCCGTCTCTAAAAATAAATACTTTGTTGAATGCTTGTAATGCCTGTCCTCCAACCGCATCTAATCCACTTGGGTACTCTATGTCTACGGTAGAACTATCTGATGTTTTTACGACCGATGCCTTATTGGTTCCGACGCACAGTACATAACTTTCCGAATTGTTATTTGGATCGCTGTATTCTATTGCATCTTCGATTTCATTGCTAGCAGTGTCGGCTAAAAACGGCCCCCTCACTGTACCCACTACAGATATGCTTGCTAGGCTAGTTACAACTATTGTTATGCTGTCATTGGCTGGAGCAGATGCGATAGAATAGTTTCCGTCTATGGTAACGCTATCACCAGATGCGTCTGCTCCTGCAAATCCATTAAGATTTACAACTTGTCCAACCCAATCGGCGGCGGCCACACTTTCATATGGAAAGGCATCTGAAGCAAAAGATATGGTTACCGTTCCGCTACTAACAGAAGGGGTTCCCGATATGGAAGGCCAAGCCCCGTCGTGCAATCGAGTAGAACCCACTTTTAATGGAGCTGGTTGGAATGGAGATGCTAAGAAAGCAATGCTTTTTCGCGTCTGCCACTCTCCATTAATCCCCAATCGTCCATTTTTGGATTCCCTTAAAATGCCTCGGTTGAGCTGATCAGGGCGTAGGCGATTATTAAACCCAACAAAGCCTGTATCGAGTTCTTCTATGATGCGGTCATCCTGCTGACCATATGTATCGTATCTTGCCATTAGCAATTCCAAGCCCTGCGGCTCCAGTAGTTAGCTGATAATTTATTCTTAGTTCCTTTGATTCCGCCAGACCTAGCACAATAGGACTTCTTCCTAGCCGGGTTGCTTTTCTTGATGGACATGTTAGCGTCACCAAAGCGTATGATTTTTTCTTTCCCACCCTGGCAGGCTTTTACGACAGACTTTTTCCCACCAGACACTTGTCTGCGAGGGACGTTGCACTTCATGTTTTTCTTATTTATTGCCACGTCTCACCGCCTTTACTCTTCTTGGTCTACCTGCTGGTTGACCTAGTTTCTTCTTCTGAGCTATTCTCGATCGTTTCTGTGATGCAGTCATTTCGCCTGATGTAACTGGTGTACGGCTGCTGACACGCTTTGAAGGACGACAGTAGGGTGTACCCCTCTTTTCTCCTTTACGGCGACCACAAGGCTTTCCAGTGCGTACATCTACCCACTTCTCCTTGAACCACCGCTTTAAAGAAGCACCTTCCTTTGTCTTCCGTACAGACATTACTTGGTCTTTTTGCGCTTACCCCAATTAGCGGCACCCACCTTACGGCATTTAGCAATCGCTCCACTTGCATACGCAGATGGGAACACCTTGTAACGGGCTTTAACTTTTTTGTAGCAAGCGTCCTTTGGCATGACTACTTCTTTCCTTTGCCACCTTTACCGTAGCCACCACATGATTTGCGTTTTCCGTATTTCATATTACTTATCTTTCGTTTCTTGTCTCCTAATTTTAATTCCAAGTGTAACAAAATATATGCCAAGGCTGGTAGATACCAAACTAAGGACTCCACCAACCACTCCAAGTATTGTATTAAGCTCTGCAATTTTATCTAACATAGTACCTGTTGCAGCCAATAAACCACCAAAGGAAAAACCAAATCCCTTTACAAAAGATTCATGTGCTGCTTCTGGTAAGTTCATTCTGAAAATAATCTCTTGTTTAAATCCCGTTGTCCAAAATACCACCCACCGTATGCGAATGCTATTGTAAATATTTGTTGTAAAATAATGTCTTGGTACTGCTCAGGCATCTGGAAGTACAATATTCCCGCTAGTACGTGAACACCTAATGCTAACATTGGTCTAACACTTCCCTTAAATACAAAATGCCAAATAAGAAGTCCCTTCTGCCAAGATTTCTCTGCTAGTTGGGCTACAGAAATTAAAGCATCACTTTCAACTTGTGCTGATTTTTGAGAAGCTTGGAAGTCTTTACTATCTGCTTCTATAGTGCCTTTGTCAATTTGCAACTTAAGCATCTCCCGATCTATCTCGGCCTTAACCTTCATACCCTTTAGCTTCATCCATCCAGATACGGCGGAGCCAAAGATGCCAAGCAATCCTCCAGTTCCCGCATTTGCTAGTGACTCCAACCAATTCATTATTCTTTACCTTTTTGTGCAACCTTTCCACCAATTCCTGCTCCAAGGAACATCGCGCAAATGCCTGTCAGTTCTACAAGATTGGCTCCCATGTGAAGACCAGCAATAGCCAAGTACCCAGAGATTCCTATGCAAAGGTACATCCCCCTGCGAATAGATGTAGTTGATAAAGCGTTCTTAATTGTTTTGGTCATAATTAGTTGAGTTCAAATCTTGCCCCGTTTGAGGTTGATGGATTGGCCCCTGAGCCGTCCAGTTTAATCTGTCCAGTGTAAATAGATCCTGCTTGTGTCCTTAATGGGTGCGGGTAGTTGTACGGCGTATATGGATAATGAGCGTTCGCTCCACTAGACGAAAATGTCATATTGCCTAATGTTGGATGCCTTACCCCGTCCGTAGGATAGGCACTAGATCCCCCGTTTTTACCCGTAAAAGACTCTGATCCTCCGCTGGAAGCTGGCTCGTTCATCCAGTAGTCCCGATCTTCCTGTATATAGGTTTCACTTCCTGACTGAACGCTTACATAATTTGAATTAGGAGTTCCGTTAAGCCTTAGCACATTGTTCCAGAAAAAAGAATTATGAACCTGATCTTCTGCGGGCCATGCTGTACGAGCAGGATTCCACTGGCCTCCGTCTTGCTCCTCTTCCCTCAATAATATAACAGGATTGTGTGTAGCGGTGTCTAAGGTATTATTGTAAACCAAGTTTGTTGATCCTCTGAGTATACAAAGCGTATCTACACGAGTTGCCGTTACCGTGTTATTGTATATTTCAACGACTGACTGACCACGCCTAGCTCCTGTTCCTATCTGCCAGTACCCATCAGTAACTCCCGCTCCAGCACTTCCGTGGGTCATTATTGGATCTACCGTTGTTGAATTAGGGTATCCCGTACCGTCCCAAGCGTTGTATCGAATTACAAGTTTGCCACCATTGAACGTACCTATAGTCTCCTGAGAATACGACTCGTTATAATCTGAGTTCCAGTAAATATTGTTATCCTCTATAAATAAAGCGTCATTTGTGCCAGCGGTAAGGTCATCCCAAGATTCGTTAGCCTGAGCTGTTGTTCCCGCAGTATAAGAAATAAATTTAATAGGATTGTAAGAATTACATTCGTAGACTACTCCCTTAGCCCCTGCTAATAGTAATTGCGACGATCCGTAGTGGAACTCACAATCTGTAATTATTAGCTGATCAAGGGTGCAACTAGAGGTTTCTACCGCACTTGTATTAGAAGTGTCATCCAATAGATTAAACTCTATACCTGAAATGGTGAGAGTCTCAGTCGCAGTAAAACCTGTAAAATGAAAAACGTCAAAGCCTCCAACCGTAACTGTAATTTTGGTTGTACCGTTTCTACCTCCCTGCCCCTTAATGTTAATCCGATCCCCAATAGTTACTCCAGAACCCCATGAAAACGCTCCAGCGGCAATGGATATGGTGTCCCCTGCACTTGCACCATTAACTAGCGCCTGAACCTCAGCGGGAGTTGGATCACTATCGGTGTTCCATGTTGCGCCTAAAATGCTTGTTGTAAGCATTATGATTGATAAGAGTGTTTTCATGGAGCCAACACTTTTCCAGAATTGTAAAGTGCTGTGCGTTCAGTTGCATCTAAAGCTCTTTTCCAAAACCCTATATGAGTAACATCGGCAATTATATCCCCATTGCTGTTATACGCACGTTGTCCTATATAATTAGGCATGGAATTAGCCAGCGAACCTGTAACCGAAGACGCATCGACGCTAGAATATTGTGCGTTGTTTACATATGTTATTAGTGTAGCATCAGCCGTAAACACCATCATGTAATGCGCAAAAGTATCTGTCGCTATACCTGTGTCTGCGTTAGTGTCTCCTACCGTTGTTGTGCCGTCAGAAACCCCATTGTACCTAATATAAACGTCGCTATTAAATCTGCGCAAATCTATTGAATAACCCGCATCAGATGCACCTACTGCATTTCGTTTTGAAAACACTCCACCAGTGGCAAAGTTTGTCATAGAGCTAGATAATTTAGCCCAAAATGATATGGTGAAATCTTCTCCGTCATTAACATCGAAAGCAGCGGTATCCGCTAAACTGAAATATTTCCCCGCAGGACGATCTAGTGATCGTACATTTACTGTCTCTCCACCAATGGTTCCAGTAGTTGATGCCACTGTTCCGTTGTCAGAAAAGGTGTAACCATTACCGCTTGAATCTAATGCGTCAGCACCAGAGGACTCGTCTAGTTTATAAAACGCAACTAGATTTGTAGACGGAAAGGAACTTGAAGCAATCGTTTGCCCGTCTATCTTTGAAAGAGTGCTAGTGGCAACCCCGTCAACTATGTCAAGGCTTTCAATAGTCTGCCCGTCGCGCTTATTTATTTCCCCCAAAAGGGTAAATGGTAACCAAAAAAAGACGAGCAAGAAAACAGCCTTACTCAACTTCCGCATAGTGTCCTGCCGCATTGAAGTATATTTCATCATCTGTAAGAGAATATCCAAGTATTTGAACCGCATCCCCAGACGTGCTAGGGGCGGTTTCGGTTAGTCCTGCGGCGGTATCAGATAAAAACAGGGTTTTCCCCTCGTTTGTCCACGACCATCCGTCATTGCGAATAGTGCCTTGAACAAGAACCTTTAAAGCGTTTCCATCAGATCCCGCTTCTACGGCTATACCTCTAGCTGGAAATTCACCTGCTGCATCAGCGTCGGCCTGCATCCATTCGTTGGAAGTCCCGTCTAGGTACACTACGTCCCATTGGGTAATAGTTTCCCCTGCTGGTTTACCAGCTATAAATATTCCGTTGTAACCGTCATCGGATAAAGCATTAACGCCACCCTTAAGCTCAACGCTAGACACTCCCATAACAAACGGAGATACAGAAATAATTATCCAATTTGTGCCGTTGTACTCTAGCATTAGCCTCTCGTTTATGCTGTCCAAAACAACGTCCTGTCCTGCAAAATCAAGATTGTCTGAACCTGAAGTTCCGTTAGCAAATGTAATGGTGTCGCCCGTGTCAACTGTCAGGATAAGCAAGTCTCCTGTTACGCCACCTGCTATAGAGTCAACCTGATCTGGTGTATCGTTTGACTCACCCCTAACGCTATGAAGGGTATTTGTCACCGTAATGGCCCCAGATGATATAATGAGCTGTGTAGCATCCGTAAGATTTACCAAGTTAATATCCACTGTTCCGCTCTGGACTATGAAATTTTGGTCGGTAGTGTGCGTGTTAATCTTGGTAGTAGTGTCCCACTCCGAGTCCAGTGTAATGCTTTGGCCCAGCAAAAAAACTGGAGCAAGCAAAGCCAATATAGGTAATAGTTTCTTCATTTTATCAAGGTGTATATGCTGCTGCATAAGTTGTTAAGTTTGCTATGCTCATAGTTTCGTTCGTTAAAGCAGTGTCTAAAGCTGATCCGTCAGATAAGTTAAAAGCTGAGGCATTAAAAAATATGTAATCAACGAAGGCGTTAAACTCTGAATCTGAATCGTTGTGGCCGTTGGCATCTGCCGCTGTAATTAATTGAGCGTTAAAGTTCGTCCAAGTGAGAAAACCACCAATAGATCTAAAACCAGCCTGAGCAAGCCTCAGACCCTCGTTAATCATATTAAAAGCGACATTTCTCATTAGTCAACGAACTGTGTTGCGTGGATAACCCCATCGCTGCTTGAGTATCTAAGGAATTTAGCTGCTCTTGCCGCATTTGCACTAATCACAAGCAACCCCTGTCCATCGGGAAGTACGTGTCCATTAGACGCACTAGGAGTAGTTCCGTCAAAAGTTACGTAAACATCATTGTCTTGCACATCAATTATTACATAATCAGTGTCTTTGTGAGGTGCGGTAAGGCTAACAGCAGAGCTAGAAACTGTAAGATTTTGATTTGTTGCGTTCGGGTTCGGGTTACCTAAATATAGGTTTGAGGTTCTTGAGTTCATTTATCGTGATTGTTGAGATACGTAAGTTTTAATACGGTGTCCTACTGTGTTGTTATTATAAACTTGTTGTGGGTTGTCTAGTGATTCAGCTAAATAGTTATTAGCAATGTCTTCTTCAAATGCTGCCTTAGAGTGTTGCCCATCCATACGCAAAAAATCAGCGTAAGTTGCATGAGCCATAAAATAAAAATATTCTTGAGGGACTTCTTGTTCTCCTCCCGTGCCAGCATTGTCTAAAGTTGTAAGTAAAGTTATTGGCTTTCTGTACGTAACATAAACACTTGTTGCATCTGATGAAGTTAAATTAATAACGTGTGCCCCATCACTCTCTACAAAAAATTCAAAATCAATAGTTGAGTTTCTTAAGAAAGGTTCTTCTCTATGTATTCTTAAGAACTCACCTATTGTAGTTTTACTGGTTTGAGTAAAAGGCACTATAGAGTTTGCTATAGTTCTTTCCTCGCCAACAGTAAGATACCTAGCCCAGTACGGAGTTCTGTTATAAGCCTCAAAAAACCTTCTGTTTGCCAGGGCAAGCAACTGGGATATTTCTGCTGGGGTAAAATCAGAGTTACCAGAAAGTGCAGAAATTAAATCAAATAAATCTTTATTGGCTTTATCTTGCATTACGCTTTATTTGGACTAAGCTCAGGAAGTTTTTTATTCCAGTACTTCAAAAAATCTTTGCTTGTAACGGTTTCTGCTCCGTAATTTTTAACTAATCTAAAGTAATCTCTAGCTGGAATATTAGCAACACATTTACCAAGTACAGGGTGAGTTTTACCTACATTTGTTTTTGCTTCTGTAGCAGCTTGATTTATGCGATCTTGCTCTTTAGCTCGCTCCATTTTAAAACCCGTTTGGATTTCCCTTATGAAGGCATCGTTAATCTCTCCATCGCTATATCTTGGTAGAGTTTTAATAATATTCATAATAAAAAAGGGAGGCCAGGATTGGCCCAACCCCCCTAATAAATAATTATTAACTAATTATGATCCGAATAGTTGGCCTGCGGTAGGAAAGTACTTCATCAAAAGACGAATCTTTCCTTCAGTAGCAACGTCTGGGCCTTCACCCGTGAAGTTGTAAGTGAGGTCAACAGCGCTAGCAAGATGAAAACCTACAACAGAAAGTGCTCCTGTGTTGGCAAAAATTTTGCCTAAGTTTCCGCTATCACTGAAAACGTCAACTTCATCAACGAAACCATCAGCGTCACCATCATCGCCAATAGCGATAGTGGCATCCGTGATGCTGGTTCCGACGACAAGCTCGTCAACAATAATTGCAGCTCCGAAGATACCTCCAGCCATAGCGGCTCCACCAACTTGAATGTCTACAGCAGTCGCTGAACCAGCGGTTGTGCCAAGCGTAGACAAGTCAATAGACGCTTCATAATTGAATCCCAATGCTAGGGTTTCAATGTTTTGTACTTTTTTTAGTTCAATAGCCATTTTAATGTACCTCCTATGGTTTAGCTAATTGCTGTGATTTTACCGTGTGCTCCAGGGTGGAATACGTTCAGCGTCAATGCGCAGTCAACAAATCCACGCTCGCCACCACCTTGATTGGGGAGACGGGTGCTGCCCATCGGGATCAACTCAGAAATACCGTAGTATTCTGGGTGTACCAGATAACCAGTGTCTTTGTTGGCCGTGTCGGGCATACAGTCAGGGTTTCCGTTAATGATAGAAACCATTCCATGATCGGACTGGTAAACTTCAACAGAAAGTTTAATCTGAGCTACATCGCCGTTATAATTTACACTGCGAACGCCTTGGTCAGAAGAACTTCCGTCTAGTCCAATGCGAGCAAAGTCGCTAATGTCACGACGAAGAGCAGTATCAGCAACCAAAGTCAAACCATTGCTAGCTCCCGTAACACGGTAGATAGAGGTGATTAGGTTATTGAGAACTGTTTCTGTGAAGTTTCCACTTGGGTGAATGCTAGCAGCAGGAGTGCGGAAAGCTGCTGGGACAGGGTTTACGGACTGAGCACTAGACTGAATCCATTTACCTAGACCACGTAGCTTATAAACAGCACCAGCTCCATCTTCTACAGCTTGCTCATTATCAGAAACTAGAGTAGCTTCAATGTCGCGCTTTAGTTCGCGAATTGCCTTTGCTTCGGCTTGTGCTACTTTAGCAGGCCCAACGGAGTCAACAGCTTCCTGTAAATCGGAAACCATGTAATCGCGGCGGAACTTCTGAATGTAGTTGCCTAGACGCGCGCGGCCACTGAATTGGTCAGTGAACGTAGTAACGTCAGCACCTTCAGCAACACCAGCAGTGCTGGGAGATGAAAGGCTGTCTACAGTCCACTCAACAAACGTAGCGTTTGCACGTGATTTAGATGCGGATGAAAGTACGGGAGTTTCTTCGGGAGCCAAGATGGTCAGAACGTCCATCAAGTCCTCGCGGTTGGAAACAGCCGAACCAGGATTTGTCGTATCAAACGTATTTGATATTGCCATTTTATTATTTTCTATTTAATTGTTTGGTTCTTAATGAAATGAAGTCATCTTTTTTGCCACTTTGTTTGAACCGTGAAGATAAATCTTTTAGTACTTTAGACGATTTTCGTTGACCCTGTTCTGGCATAGCAGAGGAGGGAACGGAGCTTTTCGGAGGATTAATCTTGGGCTTACCTGCTTTCTTAGTAGGAGTACTAGGTACAGTCTTACGAGCGTACATACTGTCTACTGCGTGAGCAAGCATATAAGGAAGTTCTGCTCCCAGCACTGGGTATTGTTTGTATACCTTCTGCAAGTCTTTGTTTGCAGCAATGCCAAGGA